ATCCATACGGCCTTCCCGCGAAGGATCGTTCGGGGCGTCTCGACATGATCGAGGAGCCCCATCTCGGCCGCTTGTTCGCCAAGATCGGCGGCCCCACGAAACCGGCAACCGAGAGGATGGAGTTTGGTCGCCCCGCCTCTCCGGTTGCCGCCCCCCTCAACCATCGCACAACGATCGAGGAGTGATCCACCATGAACAATGCATGGAATGATTTCAATGACGCCCGGCAGAATGCCAACCTCATCCCGAAGGGGACCATTGCCAGGGTGCGCCTTACGATCCGCCCCGGCGGATTTAATGATCCGGCCCAAGGTTGGACCGGCGGCTATGCCAAGCGCGGCACGACGGGGTCCGTCTATCTCGACGCCGAATACACAGTGCTCGAGGGCCCGTACGCCAAGCGCAAGATCTGGTCGATGATCGGGCTCTACAGCACCAAGGGGCCGGACTGGGGCAACATGGGCCGCAGCTTCGTGCGCGGCATCCTGAACTCGGCACGGGGCCTGTCCGACAAGGACAATTCACCCGAGGCTCAAAATGCGCGTCGTATTTCCGGCTTCGCAGATCTTGATGGCATCGAGTTTGTAGCAAGGATCGACGTCGGCACGGACAGCAATGGTGAGGAGAAGAACGATATCCGCCAGGTCGTGACGCGCGACCATAAGGAATATGCCGCGGTGATGGGCGCCATGATGGCACCTATGGGTTACCAGCAGGCTCCGGCCCAGGCGCCTGCCTACGCACCCGCTGCGCCGCAGCCGCTGCCGCAGCAGGGCTATGCCGCGCCCCAGCCCCAGCCGCCGGTCTATCACCAGCAGCAGCCCGCACCGGTGTCGGTTCAGGCGAGCGGCGTGCGTCCCACCTGGGCGAAGTGAGGGCAACACCCATGATGCTTCGTCCCCGCCAGAAACTCTTCGTCGAGCGCAGCCTTGCTGCGCTCGATACCTACGCCAACACGCTTGGCGTGGCGCCGACCGGCTGTCACGCTGCAGGCGCCCTCATCATGATGCATGACGGCTCGATCCGCGCGGTTGAAACCATCGCGGTGGGCGACCTCCTCATGGGCCCCGGCGGCACGCCGCGCCGCGTGCTGGAACTGCACCGCGGGCACGACCAGATGGTCGAGATCCGTCCGCTGAAGGGCGATCCCTTCACTGTCAACCTCGGCCACATCCTCACGCTGGTCCGCACCAACGAAGGCAAGCTCACGGAATTGCGCGACCGCGACGGCGAACTCGTCGATATCAGTGTCACGGATTGGCTCGCGGCATCCCATAACTTCCGTCACCTCCACAAGCTGCTCCGCGTGCCAGTCGATTTTCCCGGCAGGCCGGCGCCCGCCATCGATCCCTATTTTCTGGGTGTCATGCTGGGTGACGGCAGCCTGATCCGCAGCGTGTCCATCACCACGCCGGACGTCGAGATCGTGGAGGCGATTCATCACTTCGCAAAGACGAACGGGCTGCGGGTCCGCTGCGAGCAGCTGAGCGACAATGCCGCCAATACCTATTTCCTCCTCGATGATCGCAGTCATCGCAATGAGCTCGTTGACCAGCTTCGGGAACTCGGGCTGTTCGGCAAGCTCTCGGCCGACAAGTTCATCCCCGATGATTACCGTCTTGGCAGCCGGGAAGTGCGCCTGGAGATGCTGGCGGGCCTGCTCGATACCGACGGGCACCTCTCGAATGGCCGCTGCTTTGAGTACAGCAGCAAATCACGCCAATTGGCGGCGGACGTCGTCTTCATTGCGCGAAGCCTCGGCTTCCTCGCGACCAGCAGCGAGAAGGAAGTCAACGGCCACATCTACATGCGGGTGAACATTTCGGGCGATCTGGACAAGATCGCCAACCGCGTGCTGCGCAAGCAGGCTCCGCCGCGCAGGATGAAGAAAAACGTCCTGCGATGCGGCTTCACCGCCCATCCCGCGGGGGAGGGGGAGTATTTCGGGTTCACGGTCGACGGTGACCATCGCTACCTGATGGGCGATTTCACCGTCACCCACAACTCCGGGAAGACGGTCATGCTCTCGGCCGTGACGGGCGCGTTCCTGACGGCGCCCGACGCCCGGGCCTGCGTGCTCGCCCACCGCGACGAGCTGACCGAGCAGAACCGCGCCAAGTTCGGGCGCATCAACCCGGCAATCACAACCTCTGTGGTCGACGCCAATGAGAAGTCATGGGATGCCCAGGCGACTTTCGCCATGGTCCCCACGCTGTCGCGCAAGGCCAATCTCGACGAGATGCCCGATCTCGATCTCCTGGTGATCGACGAGGCCCATCACGCCGTGGCCGACAGTTATCGCCGTATCATCGAGCGCGCCCGGGTACGCAATCCCGAAGTGAAGGTCTTCGGCGTCACCGCCACCCCGAACCGGGGCGACAAACAAGGCCTGCGCGATGTCTTCGACAATGTCGCCGACCAGATCTTCATCCAGGAGTCGATCAGCTCCGGCCATCTGGTGAAGCCGCGCAGCTTCGTCGTCAACGTGGGCGTCCAGGAGGCGCTGAAGAAGGTCCGCCGCGTCGCCTCCGACTTCGACATGAATGCCGTGGCCGAGATCATGGACAAGTCGCCGGTGACGGACCAGGTCATCAGCCACTGGAAGGAGAAGGCCGGCGAGCGGCAGACGGTGGTGTTCTGCTCGACCGTCGAGCATGCGCAAAATGTCGCCGCCGCGTTCCGCGCCGCTGGCATCAAGGCCACGACGGTGCACGGCGAGATGAGCGATGCCGAGCGCAAGGCAACGCTCGGAGCCTATGCCAAGGGCAGGATTCAGGTCATCACCAATGTCGCCGTGCTGACAGAGGGCTGGGACCACCCGCCGACCTCCTGCGTCGTTCTGCTGAGGCCATCTTCCTACAAGTCCACCATGATCCAGATGGTGGGCCGGGGCCTGCGCACCGTCAACCCGGAAGAATACCCCGGCGTCGTCAAGACGGATTGCATCATTCTCGACTTCGGGACCTCCAGCCTCATCCATGGCTCGCTCGAGCAGGACGTGAACCTGAAGGGGCACGACTCGACCGAGGATTCGACCCAGACCTGTCACAGCTGCTCGGCCGTCATTCCGCTGTCCTGCAGCGAATGCCCGATCTGTGGCGAAACGCTAATCGTGAACTATGGGGAAGAGGAGGGTGATGGCCTCGAACGCCAGCGCGCCCTGCTGTCGGGCTTCGACATGACGGAGATCGATCTCCTCGCGCGCTCGAGCTTCGAGTGGGTCGATCTGTTCGGTGATGGCGCCTCGCTCGTCGCCAACGGCTTCAACGCATGGGCCGGGATCTTCGCCCACAATGGCCGCTGGTACGGCGTGGGCGGCGCCCAGCACAAGCGCTCGCGCCTCCTTGCCGTGGGGGAGGAGCTCGTCTGTCTCGCTGCGGCCGATGACTGGCTGAACACCAATGAGACCAACGAAAGCGCCCATAAGACGAAGGGCTGGCTCAACCAGCCGCCGACCGAAAAGCAGCTCGCCTGGCTGCCGGAGAAGTTCCGGCTGGATTACGGCCTGACGCGCTACCGGGCGTCCGCGCTTCTCACCTTCAAGTTTAACAAGACCCGCATCCAGGAGCTGATCATGGATGCCGCGGAAGCGGCCATGGCGGAGGCAGCGTGATGGAGAACCCTCATGACAAAGGCATCACCTGCCACGGCGCGCGCGCGCCTGGTTCGCTGGCAGCCGCGCTTCGAACTGTGCGCGGTGTGCAGGAGCCCGACACATGGCTTTGGCTGGCAGGAGCCGCAGCGAATGAAGCACCCGCGTCCGCCCGCATGGTTCTGCTCCATCACCTGCCAGACCTTCTTCTGGGAACGCGCCCGGAGGTCTTTTGCCATGGTTGATCTGACCGACGAGGAAAAATCCGCCCTGCGTTACGCCATGCAGATGGCCGCCGAAGTGATGGAGGAGATCGGCTGGAATACCCGGCTCATCGATCTCACAGAGCCACAGGTTCTCACGCTCATCGAGGCCGCCGTAGGCGGCTTCCAGGACGCAATGCGCGACCTCGCGGTCGCCAACAAACAGCAAGTTCCGGAGGTGCCATTCTGATGTTGGACTATAATCATGCAGGCAGTTTTGCGGAAGCGCTCAATGGCTTTGTCGACACCGCGCTCACGACAGAGAATTCCACCCGTCCGGCGCGCGACTATCTTGGCGGCTCCCGCGTCGGCCATGCCTGCGAGCGTGCCCTGCAATTCGAATTTGCCGGCGCGCCGAAAGATGAGGGTGCCGAGTTCTCCGGCCAGACGCTGCGCATCTTCGGCATTGGGCATTTGCTGGAGGATTTGGCGGTCCAGTGGCTTCGCGCAGCAGGACTCGATCTCTACACCCGGAAGGGTAACGACCCCGACGGTGAGCAGTTCGGCTTCTCCGTCGCAGGCGGCCGCATTCGCGGTCACGTGGACGGCATCGTCAATGCAGCACCACAAGCTCTGAAGCTTGGCGTTCCCGCTCTGTGGGAATGCAAGACGATGAACGCGAAGAACTGGCGGGCCTGCGTCAAGGAGGGCGTGGCCGTCAGCAAGCCCGTCTATGCCGCGCAGATCGCGCTGTACCAGGCCTACATGGATGCAAGCATCCCCGGCCTCGCGTCCAACCCGGCGCTGTTCACCGCCATCAACAAGGATACGGCCGAGCTGTACCACGAGCTTGTGCCGTTCGATGGGGAGCTTGCCCAGCGCATGAGCGATCGCGCTGTACGCATTCTGCGCGCCACTGCCGCTGGCGAGCTGCTGCCACGCATTGCGCGCGAGCGTGATCATTTTGAATGCCGCATGTGCGCTTACGCCAATCGCTGCTGGAGCCTGCCGCAATGACTGATCATCATGACGATACGCCCCCGGAAGGCGACAAGGCACAAGGCGAAGACAAGCCCAGCGGTGAAGTCGTCCACTTCAACCCGTGGCGTGACTTCAACGATGCGCCGCTGCAGGAGGATCCTTTCGGCATTGAACCGGATGCCGCACAGCTGGGTGTCTTTCTCGACGTGGTCTTCGGCTATTGCGAGGGCCTCATTCCCGTCCGCGGCTTCGTGGACAAGGGGCAGGGCCGCGATGGCAAGCCCAACAATATCTGGATCGATGCAGACGCTTCTGCTTTCGACAAGCTGAGGACCTTCGCCACCTGGGCTTGGCGCGAGGGTGCGGCTCTCTATGTCATCCCCGGTACCGTTGCCGAACAGGGACAGGCCCGCGCGCACGACGTGCTGCAAATGCAGGCGATCGTGGTCGATCTCGATGCCGGTGACATCCTGGCGAAGCACGCCCATCTTGTGAGGTATCTGGGAGCGCCGACGCTTGTCGTGGAAAGTGGCGGCCGCACGCCCGAGGGCGCCATCAAGCTGCATGTGTGGTGGAGATTTACCGAAGCTGCCACAGGGGACGACCTCGCGACCCTGTGCCGGTTGCGTGGCGACATCGCCATGAAGGTGGGTGGCGACACGCATTTTCGCTCGGCCCATCAGCCCATTCGCGTGGCAGGCTCCGTCTATCACAAGGGCGGCTTCCAGCGTCTTGTTCAGATCCGCGAACACAACGCTGTGGAAGTAGACCTCGCGGACTTCGCCGAGCGTGTGACGGCCATGCCGGTGCTGCCCGGTGCGGGTGTGGCGCCACTTGCCGACGGGCATGCCAAACCTTCCCTCGACGCCATTCTCACCACCCCAGTGCATGAGGGCGGTGCTGACGCCTGGACGCGTTTCGAGGGCGCGAGCGCTGCCATCGGTCACTTCGTCCGCATCGTGCACGAGGGCCGCATCAGTGCCAATGAAGGTTGGGAAGCGATCTGCCAGTACAATGCCGCCATGATGCGGCCCGCTTGGCCCGTCGAACGGTTGCAGCAGGAAGCCGATCGCCTCTGGGCGCTGCATGTCAGAAAGAATGGCCCGGCCTTGCTGCGCAACGAGGTGGAAGATCAGCAGGCCGCCCAGCCGTTGCCGGTGTTCTCCTTCGGGCAATTACTTGATGACCGTTCACCCATGCCGCCGGACATCATCGCACCGCGGGTGCTGACGCCAGGCGGGCTGCTGGTTCTCGGTGGCGCACCGAAGGTGGGCAAGAGCGATTTCCTGATCAGCATGCTGGCGCACATGGCGGCAGGCGTGCCGTTCCTCGGCTTCACGCCACCGCAGGCGCTGCGCGTGTTCTATCTTCAGTCTGAAATCCAATACCATTACCTGCGCGAGCGCATGCAGGAGATCTGTCTCGATGCAGCGGTCGTCGACGGTGCCCGTGAACGGCTCTTCGCCACGCCCAAGCTCCGCATGATCCTGGACGAGAAGGGCCTGGCACTCGTCGTCGATGCTGTCCGCGCACGCTTCCCCGACGCTCCGCCCGACATCATCTGCCTCGACCCG